GGTCTACCTCTAATAGGTCTTCTAAAGGGGACACCTCTACCTACGGGTAAAGCTCTTGATCTGCCTCCAATTAATTTTTTCAATAAAGCCATTATGACAACCTCTTATCTGTATCTTCAAACATGTCCATAAGCATACCTAAGTTCTTAGCACCTTTTTCTCTGTTGGGTTTACCGTCTGGTGTCAGCATAATTGAATCTTTAGATTTAGATATATCAAAAGCACCAGCGCCATTATTAGCTGAGGCGGTAAAAACATACTCACCATCACTCAACATAGCAGGTATATCATCAGATGTGCCTGTACCAATACCTATTGTTGGCCCACCTACTTGACGGTAATCTAATTCAAATAATTCTGGATTTAAAGCACCTCCATTTGCAAACCCTGGCCTACCCTCTGATGTACCGCCGTATGCCATTCCTGGCCTAACTCCTAAATCAAACCCTTGGAATACAGGTTGAGCAGCTAGATCTGGTCTTCTTGAGGCCCTTATGTCACGTAAGCCACCTTCACGTTTTTCTGCTTGTTTCTTTACTGTTGCGCCGTAAAGAGCAGCTAATGCAGCTAATCCTGCAGCACCACCAGGCATACTGCCTTGTTGTTGTCCTAGGCCGCTTAGTAATCCAGGTTGCTCTTGCGTTCCCAAAAATGTATCTTTTAAAAAAGGACCAAAAGGTAAACCAAAGGGGCCCGTTCTTTGTCCTACACCCATATTTAGGTTAGATAAGGCACTTCCTTTAACATTTCCAGATTCATCAATCGCTCCTAAATCTAATAGTTGTTCGTATGTGTATGTTTCCTGAGTTACTGGATCTATATAAAGACCAGTAGGGTTACCGCTTTCATCAAATTGCATTTCAGGCACCTGTGTTTGTCCAATTGCCTGTCCAGGTCTAAACAAATTACCAATACCTCTTCTTATGTTTGGTCCTAATTTTCCTCCAGCTATACCAATAGCGTCTTTAGCAGGGTTAAAAAAACCACTTAACCCTGCTCTAAATTTACCGCCAGCTCCAAATATCTTTCCTGTTGTTGCTTTCGCTGCTCCCTTACCTAGAAGACCTTTTAGAGGTCCAGCACCTGCAAACCCTGCTATACCCAACGCTGGAATAGCAATAGGTGCTACTTTTTTTACAACTTTTTTGAGTTTTTTACCTAATTTTTTAAGAAATCCAAACTCAGCCATACCTGTAATTGGATTAATTGACATACCTTGACCTACAGTATATTCATTTGGATCAAGCCCTACAGCCATCATTTCTTGTTGTATGGCTTGTTGTGTTAGTGGAGATATTACCGGCGGAACTACCATCTCTCCAGGTGCAACGTGGGCCAGCATACTATCTTCGTTTCTACCTAATCTTGCTAATCCCTTACCTGTGTTATCAATTTTATTCATGCTCGAATCATTCCTCTTTACATGTTAACCAAAATACCAAAAGGTATCTATCTCCTGATTCTACTGCTAGCCCTCTATGCATATGCGTAAAACTAGGAAAAATTAGAGCGTGGCCTGTAGGTAATGGCTCGACTGTACCACGTTTTAAAAACTCAGTTCCGCCACCTTTGTACTTTCCGGTATTCAAAGGAACTACCATACTTATATCGGCACTTGCATCATGATGCCAAGCACCTTGTTTTTTATCCTTTAAATTATAATTAGCTATTTGTATTCCGCCACCATCTACGTAGCGATTCCAAATATTTAAAAATATCGGATTTCCTATAGTATATATCGTTTGCATCAAAGAATAAAAGATTTCTGGACAATTATCTTGAAAAGTAATTTCTGGTATTTGACGCAACTCATCCTCTTCTGCATTAGGATTAAAGCCAAAATGAGCCTCTAAACTCTTCATTTCATCTAAAATTATGTTGCAAAACTTTTCTGAAAAAAAAGGTACTGTGTACACATCTTTCAAAGGCTCTTTTATTATTTTGTCTAGTTTTGTGTTTTCTCTTGGTTTCGTGCCGCTATCTTTATAAAATTTAACTATTGGCTGTATAGAATCTTTAACTGCGTTGAAAGTATCTTTTTGTATATACCAA